TCCTCAGGATAGCTAACACCTGGCAGCGCCCACATCGAATGCAGGAACCGCGACCATGGGCGCCCATAGGTCTGTTCGACGACGGCGTGCGCCCGCACGGCTTCCGCGTGGATCATGGTGCCCGTGTCGGTGTAGATGGCCAGGTGGTGCGGGAAGCGTGCGCGTGGCAGCTTGAACATCAGCAGCGCACCAGGCCGCAGTGCCTGCAGCCGCCGGAAATGCTGGCTCGCCTGCGCCAGCATGACGGGCGATGGCTCGCGACCGTAGCTGCGCGGATCGGATGCGGCGACCATGGCCATGACATCCAGGCCGGCGTGTTTCGCGGCGACCAGGCCCAGGCCCAGGCAGTCCACGCCGCCGGCGACGCTGCGCCCCTGGTGCAGAAACTTCACACCGATCAGCCGGCGCGATTCGATGATTAGCTGCGCGGCGGTAATCATGGCGGAATCCAGGTGCCGATCGGTCCGGGATGCGCAGCGGCCAGCGGGACGAACGCGTTGTTATAGTTCTCGCCGTTCGGGTTCGTCGATTGGCTGTAGTCGAAAAACAGGTAATCGCAGTGTTGCGTGAACGGCGTGCCGGCGATCGCGCCGGTGCCGATGTCATATAGGTCATCGACCGTTTCCGGGATCGGCGTCGGGCCTGGGCCGACGGCGCCCGACCATTCGCTGTGCTGGACCGACTGCCCGGTAGGGCCGGTCGATGTGAACGTGACGCCGCTGGCCGTCGTGCCGCCGAAGTGGTAGGCGACCGCGCGACCGTAGCAGCGCGAATTAACGCTGCCGGACCGCACCAGGTCGGGACCGGCCAGGACCGCGCCGTCCGCCTGGATATAAGCCGCGTATTCGTCCAGCAGCTTGTCGCCGATCGCGATCGTCGACGCGTTCATGAAGTTCTGGAAAGCGATGTGCGGATGGTCGGGCAGGTAAAGCTGGATGGCGTCGTGTTCCGCCTTCAGCGCCGCCAGGTAGACCGATGAATCGTAGCCGGTGCCGGTCAGCGTGACGCTGTTGGCCGTTTCCTGCGTCACCAGTCCTTCCAGGTTCGGGCAGCCGTTATACCGGGCGCCGAACGCTGCCATCAGCCGCGCCCAGCGCGCCTGTATGACCGCCATGTTCCAGCGCCATAGCATGACCTGGCCGCCGCTGCCGCTGGCGACGTAGGCGCTCAGATACGCCGGCGCCGGACTGGTGCCGTCGAACTTCTTGACGACGATCATCGGCGCCCATTGAATCCCGCGCGCCAGGCACTGCGCGTAATCGGCATCCATGCGCGTGAAATCGTAGCTGTCCTTCGCCGGCTCCACTTCCGCCCAGTCATAGCGCATCAGCACGCCGTGATTGCCAGTGAACGCCAGGTTCTTCGGCGACACGCCGCTGCCGGTCGTGCCGGTGTGGCCGCCAGGCAGTGCGCCGTCGGCATAGCTGCCCGTGATCGTGATGGTGCCGTTCGAAAACGAGAATGACCCGGAGTCGTGGCCGACCTGATGCTGGCTGGGCGCGATCGCGGTATATAACCCCATGTTGTAGGTTTTGCCGGTCGGCGTCGGCGGGACCGGCGCCGGCGACACAGGCGGAATCGGAACGATGGCGCCGCCTTCCTCCGCGGCGCCGACCTTTTTGACCGTGCTGGCCACACCCGACAGCAGTGCATCGACGCCTGGGATCAGCAGCCCGTAGCCGCGGAAGTTCGCCAGGTTGTCAAACTTGTTAAGGCAGGTGCCGGCCAGACGATCGCAGCCGGGCGACAGCGTGAACGTGTCGCCGACCTCCACATCCTGCGGGAAGGCTTCGAACAGTTGCAGCGCGCCGTCGGTATCGACCCGGACCTGGCGCAGCACGGCGGCGTTCGCGCCCGTCACCCCCGTGAGGTTGCCCAGGCTGAAATAGCCGGTCGGCTGGATGGTCAGCCCGCTGACGGTCAGTTCGCGGCGCGATGTCACCGATGCCGCGACGACGTTGATGGTCAGCGCAGTCGCATCGACCTTACAGCGCGCATCACCGAACCGGATGACGGTGCATTTATCCGAATAGGTCTGGACGATGTTCTGCTGCAGCTTCTGCGCCAGGCCGCGCACTTCGGTTTTATAGCCGCCCGACGAATCATAGGTGATCGCGCCCAGGAACCCGGAGCGCATCGGGACCTGACCCATATCAGGGTCCTGCCAGTTCACAAAAAAGAGTTTGACCGCGGCGAAGTCCAGCAGCCGCGCCTCGATGTCCTGGACGCTGACGTCCAGATAGAGCGTTTCGTTCTGGCCGACCGCGCCCTGGACGTCCATGTTATCGACCGCCAGGTCGGCGTTCGATTTCGTGTTCGAAGGAAGAATGTTCGACCGGGCGCTATAGGTCCCGGCCAGGTCGCCGGTTCGGATGACGATGTCCTGGTCGTGGTCGGTGCCCAGTATCTGCACGCCGTTGCGCTTGGTAATCAGCCAGCACAGGGAAAGTGTGGTCGTGGCGCCTTCCAGGTGCGACTGAAGGGGACCGGGGATCGTTTTCATTCAGGGCGCCGTTCCCGCAATGTGAAACTGCCACTTTGGATTTCGTGCCCGTCGACGATGACCAGCGCCAGGTTCGACGTGAACCGGCAGCACAGGTCGAATTCCCCGCCCCAGGACCCGACGTCACCGACGAAGCTGCCGCCCGGCACCAGGATGCCGGTCGATTCGTCCAGGGTCCAGTCGGTTTGAACGGCGCCCAGCGTGTTCGCGACGGTGATCGTGGAGCCGACCGGGCGATAAATTTCGCGAATCTGCGTCAGCGATCCCGCGGTGTATTCCTTGACCATCTGGAATTCGCCGCCGGTCAATTCTTCGAACGGCTGGTCTAGTGCGCTCGCCGTTTCGTTCGTCTTGCAGCTTTTATAATCGGTCCAGTCCTTGAACCGGAAGCTGCCGGACATTCCGCCGACGGCGTGCCAAAACACCAGCAGGTTCTGAATGACCGACGCGTCACGGTTGCCGGTCGGCACCGCGGTGAAAAAGGAAAGCGGGCGCGACCAGCGGCGATCGACGCGTTCCTGGCCACCTTCGCGTTCGATCGGCTTGACCAGGTAACGCGGCTCCGACGTGAATCCGAAAGCCGGGCATTCCGGGAAAGTCGGCAGCGTGTCGGCGGTGATAATCATCAGTTGTTCCTCATGGACGCAGCGCTGGTCGACATCGCGACCATCGCGGCGATTTGCCCCTGCGTCTGCCGACTGACCGTGCCTTTCGGCGCTTCAATGTGGAAGTGATTGACGACCTGCACGCCCTTCCCCCAAGCGTTCGCCGGCACGATGCGCCCGTCGGTGGCCGGGATCATCAGTTCCGGTCCGTTCTCCCCGACGATGTAAGGCGTGCCCGCATCGAAGTCGCCGCCGCCGGCCAGGCCCGTAATGCCGGCCAGGTTCCACAGTCCCGTGCCGAACGCATCGCTGCCGCCGGCTGCCGTCACCAGGCTTTCTATGCCGACGCCGCCCTGGATGGCGCCCGCGCCGGCGACCGCAGCGGCCAGCATACCGGCGGCGATCGACGCGCCGCCCACAATGCCGGCGGACATTTCCGTCGCCGCGGTGGCGCCGCCCGTTTCGATGGCGATTTGCATACTGGCGCCCTGGCCGGCGCCCTTGCCGCCGCCCGATAGGATTTTCCCGATCGGCGATTCCGGGCCGAATACGTCGCCGAAAAAGTCCTGGAATAGCGCGCGCGATCCCAGTTCGATCAGTTGCCTTTGAATGTCGCTTATGAACGCGTGCGCCGCCTGGCTGGCGGACTGCGCGCCCGTTGCGAAGGAAGTGAACGCGTCGGTGGCAGCGTTTTCGAAATCCTCGCGGATGGTGCGCGCCAGTTGGCCAATCTGACCTTCCAGCGCCACGACTTCGGAATTCACGCGCGCCAGTTCTTCGGCGACGTCTTTGTTCGATCCGGCAAAATCTTTATTGATGGCTGCCAGTTCGGCCTGATGCGCCTTCAGGTCGGCCAGCGCTTTCGCGGTCGCGATGTCCTGCTGGTGCATCAGTTCTAGGTCGCTGATTTGACCCAGGTTGCGTTCGGCGTTTAGCTTCGCGAACGTTTCGGTCAGTTCTTCGTTCACCCGCTTTTCGGCTTGCGTGGCCGATGCCAGCGCTGCCATGGCGCGTGCGCCGGCCTGCAGGTCGGGGATCACGTTCGGATTCAGGCTGATGTCGGCGATCGCTTTTTGCAGCGCCTGCGCTTCGGCCACCAGCTTCGGATCGCTGGTGGCCTGCGCCAGCGCCTGGATGGTGCGGTAGAGCGCTTCCAGGTCTGCCTTCGCGCGCGCCCGCGCGGCGGCTTCCTGGCCGGCGATCGCCAGGGTCCGTCCGCCTTCGGCGGCGGCGGCGGCTTCCAGATTCTGCGTCGCGACCTTTAACTGTTCCAGGATCGTGACGGACTGCGACTGGGCGGCGTTAAGCTGTTCGGTAATAGCCTTGCGGCTGGTCAGGCTCTTGTCCGCCCGGTCGATCGCTTCCTGCTGGTCGATGGCGATCGACCGCTGCGCCAGGTCGGTCGCGGCTTGTGCGGCTTCCTCGAAATGGCCGGTCAGGACCAGCAGTTGCTGATCCAGCTTCGAAAACGCGTCGACATCCTTCAGGCGCTGGATTTTATAAATCGTTTCCAGGTCGCGCTGGCCGATCACATCGCCCAGGCGCTCGCCGGCCTGGACGGCGGCGGTCCAGCTTTTGAACTGTTCGTCCGTGATCTGGTTTAGGTCATGAAGTTTTTTCAGTTCCTTTTCGGCGCGGTCTTGACTCAGGTCATTCAGCTTTTTCACGGAACTGGCCAGCGCGCCCAGCGTCAGGTCATAGGCCAGCGCCGCGCCCTGGCTTAACCCATAGGTGGCGGCCTGCTGTTGCAGCGTGGCGTCCAGTTTGCCCAGCTTTTCGATCGCACTGTCGATGCCTTTGACGTCGTTCGCGTTCGGCAAGTGGAACGCCGGCAGCTTCGACCGATCGGCGGCGGCCTTGTCGGCGGCGGCCTTCGTCGCCTTGTCGATTTCCGCCTGTGCGTCGGTGACGCTTTTGGCCGCCCGGCCCCATATGATCGCGATTTCATCGGCGCCCCGATCGCCGGTCGACTTCATATCGGCGAAGGTTTCCTGCGCCGCGACCTTGACGTCGACCAGCCCTTCCTTGAAATCCTCCCACGCCTGTTTCGGATTTTCGAACGCTTCCGCGACGGCGACCGTACTCTTGAACACGCCTTCGTTAATCGCGACGATGCCGGCCAGCGCTTTACCTAGGATCAGGAAGGCATCCACGGCCAGCACGGCGGCAGTCGCCACCAGGCGGAAGCCCGTCGCCACGATGTCGTCCATTTCCTGGACGTTGTCTTTTTGCTTCGCCCAGGCGACGACCGAATCGGTCAGTCTTTTCAGTTCTGGCTGAACGTCCGCTTCCGCGCGCGAAAATACGCCCTTGAACGATTCGCTGATGCGAACCATGTTCTTTTCGAATTCCTCCGCGGCCTTTGCCGTGGCTTCGCTTACGTTCAGGCCCAGGTCGACGGCTTCGTCCTTCGCTTCCTTGATGCCTTTCGCGCCCTGGTTAAGAAACGCGATGAACTCCGGTCCGCTGCGACTGAATGTCTGCTGCGCCAGGGTGGACTTTCCGATCCCGTCGGCGTGTTTCGAAAACGAATCCGCGATTTCCAGAAGTAACTGTTCGGTCGGCTTTAGCTTGCCGCGCGCATCGGTCGCCGACACGCCCAGCGCATTAAAGGTTTCGATGGCCTTTTCGTTACCTTCCGCCGCCTGGCCGGCGGTTTTGGCCAGCCGATCCAGTTGTGGCGTCAGGTCGTCGATGCCCTGCAGCTTCGCGGCGAACTGCAGTTCGGACAGTGATTCGACGGCAATGCCGACCTGCTGCGACATTCGTTCCAGGGCCGCGGTCGACTTCGCGATATTTTCCGCGAAGTCCAGCGCTTCCTTCAGGACTAGCAGGCCCAGGATGTTCTTTGCGACACCGCTGATGGCGCTTTCAACGTCCGACCCGAACTTCGAAATCTGCTGTGTCGCTTTGCCCAGTTGCGCGGTGAACTCGCCTATATCGGCCTGTAGCTTGACGACCAGTCGTGCGATGTCGGTCATTTGCGCTTCACCTTATGCGCCAGTGCGCGGAACATATTGAACACGCCCGACCTTTGTTCGGCCTCACGGCGTTCGGGCCGCTGCAGCAGGAAGTCGGCCAGCTTGTGGTCGCCCTTGTAGGCCGTGCGCCTAATTTCACGCGCGACGATCGCGGTGTGCAAATTATCGCGATATGCGCCCCACGGTTCCTCGTACCAGTAGCGTCGCAGCAGGTCATAGTCCGATGCCCCCAGTTCCGCGACTTCCGATGGCAAAATTCCGACCGCCAGACTCACCCTGCACCTAAACAGTTCATCTGGCGTCAGACTTTTTTTCGCCGTCCTCCCCTGTGGTCAGGCCGCTGATTTTCAGGATCGCATTGAACAGCGGCGCCACCATTGCGCCAGGCATTTCGCCGACCGATTCGACCGTCTGTGCAGGCTTGACGCATCCGAACGAAACCAACAGCGCCGGCGCGGATTCCTGATCCTCCCTGGCCGCCTTTAACCATTGTGTTCGTTCGGAATGCGTCAACTCCCGGACCACGAACGATTCGCCCCGAACTTCCAGCGTCGCTTCTTGCAGCTTAAAACGTGTCATTTTCTTTTTCCTTCAGTTGTGGATGGATCGGATCAGGCCGTCGGCTTGGTCACCGCGCCGCTGATTTTCAGCGTGAAACTGACTTCGGATTTCGCGCCGACCGGAGTCGCCACACTCCAGCCCAGGACAGCCGCCTGGAATTCGAAGGTTTCTTCCGGTGACGTATCGTCCGCCAGCAGTCGGAACGTTTCGATGGTGTTGGCATCGTAGGCGGCATAAAGCGCCAGGATGGTCGGATCGCCCGAAATGTAATTGCACTTCAGGGTGATCTGCGCCCCGTCGGCCAGGCCGGCGCGATAGACGCGCGCATCGTCGCACAGCGACGTCACGTCAATCTGCGGCTTTGATTCGCCAATGTTCCCGGTATCGACCACTGCGCAGAAGTCTGCGAACGTCGGCGGCGAACCGGAACCTATCTGGAACGTAAATTCGTTCCCGATGCGAGTGAAAGAACTAGCTGGTTCGGTCATTTCAAATTACTCCGTAAGGTTGCTATGCCAAATGAACAACGTGGTCGACACCCGAAATAAACCAGGCTCAGGGTCCAGTAGCTGAATTTCCCCCTGCTGCCTGATCGAACCGACGTGGGCGCCACCCATCGGTCCACGAAAATCAATCAATGCGTCCCGCACCGCCGCCGCGACCTGCAGCGATAGCTGGTAGGTTTTCGCGTAGCTGTCGAACTGGAACAGTGATTCGACCATCGGGTCGTGCGCGCAGTATCCCCCGTCCGCGACGTCGGTGATCTTAGTGAATACCACGAACGGCGTGACGATATTCTGCGGCGCGATCAGCCCGTAGACGCGACCGGCGATTAACGCGTACAGGTCGGCATCATTCGTCAGCCGATCGGTCAGGCCCGCTTCGATCATAGTGCCGACCCCGACGGCTTAATGGTATTGAAGAACTGAACAAAGCTGCCGCCCAGGGCGCTTTCGATCCGTTCCAGGTTCTGGTAGAACGCGGGCCGCAGCCAGGGATGCGGCGGAATCCAGTCGTCACCCTCTTTTTTGCGCTTGCGATTGTCCCTGCGATTCCGCTGTCCGCCGGTCCCGCTCGCCGTGCCGGCGCGCGTGAAATGGCCAAACTCCACGTACTGCGCCACGTAGTAGGCGGCCTTCGTCGGGCCGACCGCGGCAAAGGCGCGTTGCTTGTCCTTCGTCATGCCGGTCGTCAGCACGATGTGCTGGCGCGCATAACCAGGATAGGCCAGTTCGCCGGTGTAAAGCCGATGCTTTGTAACGCCGGATGGCGCGCTCGCCTGGGCCTGCAGTAGAACCGACGTCATGGCTTCTTTGACGCCGGCGCGCAATACCTTGCCATCGTCCAGGGCGCCGATGCGCTTCAGATTGTCGACGGCTTCTTTAAGCCCAGTGAGTACAACTGGCACGGCTAGGACCTGAAGCCTTCGGCACCGCGTTTCGTGCAAATCAGCGACAGCGTTTCGCGACCGCTATCCGAATCCGGCAAAACACTGTTTATGTCGTACACATCGGCGCCGTGCAAGACACGCATTGTTTCGACTATCCCAGGCCGCCAGCGGATCGTGATCGAAGTATCCATCGTCGAAGCGATTTGCTTTGCAATGAAATACTCGCGACCGCTTGCCGGCTCGATGACGGCGGGCACACCTGTTAGATAATCGGTCCATGTGTCGACAATCCCCCCTGTGCTATCGCGACCCGTCGTCCGGCTTTGCAACGTCACGCGGTGACGGAACCGTCCCGCCTGAATCGCTATCCGCCCCGACGGTCGAAGTAGGACTGGCATCAGGCCGCCCCCGTGGCAGCTTGCGGTCCAGCGCTTCGAAACGCCGGCGCAGCAGCGGCGGCAGTTTCCGGCGCAGCTTCAGGCAGGTCTGGCAAGCCATTGAGCGCTTCCCTCAGTTCCATGAACGGAAAACATTTCAGCGCCGAACCAGGCGAACAGTTCACGACTTCCGCGCGCGCCAGGAATTCGCCCGCCGCGCCCTTGAAGGTATTTAAAAACAGGTCATAGCGCGATCGGTAGCCGCGGCGCCAGGCATGATCGCCGAACCAGTGTTCGCCCCGCTTGCCGTGCATATCGAAGCCGCACAGGCCCACGCGACGCACGCCGAAATGGATGGCCAGGTGGACCGCGGCAAAGCCTGAATTGTGGCCGGTTCGAAGGTGCGTGGGCCGCGGGTCGAAACCCTGGACGCCGCCGTGACTCATGACCGCGACCGATTCGTCGATCAGGTTCGGCACGCGATCGCCGGTCTGAGAAATGGTCACCTTGCGTCCCTTGAACGCCATGGCTTCCTTCGCATGGTTGTGCCACCAGCGCGCATCGGACGCGTAAAGGATGTCCGCCCAGGGCGCCATCGCAGGATGGCCACCGAAGGCGACGCCCTGGTTATTCACGGCGATCGACCGGCAGCCGCTGGCGCGCACCGTATCGGCGACCTGGCGCGTCATGGACGGCCCGCTGGCCAGCACGGCGCACACCTCGCCTTCCCATTCGCGTTCGACCTTCCAGGTCATGCTAGGGCCGGATCGCGGTGACGCCATAACAGGTCCATGGCGGATTGCGACAGTATCTGCGGGGATCGGAAGGCATCACCGTCCCGATTCGCGTAGAGCGCCCCCAGGACCAGCAGCGTCGCGGACACCACTTCCTGCGGGATGTTGTCGGCGATCGGCTCGCCAAATTCATCGACCCAGTCGAACGCCGTTTCGTAGATGTCGGTTTTCAGGTAGTCGATGACCGTCGATGATGCTTGCCGGCGCGCGCGGTTTATCAGCCCGTCGTCCTTATCATGATCGACGTTTAGGTGCGCCTTCGCTTCCGTCATGGTCACCAGGTTAATCGGTGTCGGCGGCGTCACTTTGCGTCCCTCCCGTCGCGCCCTTTCTTTACGGCCAGCATCCAGGTGCCATCCGTCCCAGGCTTCGACGTCGTCGTTTCCTTGGCGGTCCAGACGTTGCCGCCGAAAGTGACCATCAGGCCGACGGCATAGGGATGTTCGCTTTCCCGCCACACACCGACGTGTTTCGGATATGGGATAAACAGTTCGCGCACGACGACCTCGCCGCGCATGAACATCAGCATCCGGCGATCGTCGTCCAGGACGACCGCGTCCACGTCCAGGCCGTCGGCGCCGTCCTTCGGCATCGGCAGGCCGGCGATGTAATCGTCGACCCGCTTTCGGAATGCGCGTTCGACATCCAGAAGCCACTTCGCCAGGCCGGCGTCCAGGAAGTCGCGCACGTCGTCCATCGTCACCGACTTGCCAGCTTCGCCCTGCGGCCCTGCGGCGCCGGCGTCGCCGCGATCGCCCGCGTCGCCCTTCAGGCCGGGCATACCGCGATCGCCCGCGTCGCCCTTTTCCCCCTTGTCGCCCTTTTCCCCCTTTTCCGGGACCCTGGCTTCCAGCAACTTCACGCGCGCGGCCAGCGGCGCGACGATGTCGGTGACCTGGGCGGCCATGGCTTTCGCAAGCGCTTCCATGTTCATAGTCCGACCGCCTGTTTCAGCGGACCGATGGCGTCCGCAAAGTGTTTTCCGAAATCCGCCGCGGCCTGGTCGCCGTTCGGGTCCGATTGATTCGTGAGCGCACCGCCTGGCGCACCGCCGCCGGCAGGTGCGGGACTGTCGTCGCGTTTCGCCAGCGCGGCCAGCGAATAGTTCTGCACCTGCAGGTATGGCGAGTCACCGCCTTCGACGGGCGGCAGGTTTTCCTTCAGGCGCGCTTCGTTCGGCGACATCATGCCGGCGCTGATGCCGGTTTTCCAAGCGTTGAAACGCGACGCGGTATCCATGCGCAGCAGCACTTCCAGGTCCAGCTTGACCGCCATTTCCAGCGCGGTGCCGGCCTCGTAAAGTTCCAGGCCGTCGGTCAGCCCGCATTCGACGCCTTCCATATGCGTCTGCAGGCACTGGCTCCAATACTGCTGTGTTAGCGATTCGATGTTCGTATAGGTCGGCGGCGGTGTGACGCCGACCATGAACGCCGGCACGCCGAAGGCGCTGCACACCATTTCCGCCGACAGGCGCAACTGTTCGACCTGCTGGGCCGCCGCGGCGGTGATCGTGATCGGTTCGAACTTTAGCCCGTCGCCCAGGACCGCGACGCGCCCGACATTGTGCCCGCTGAACTTATCGTTCCATTCTTCCTTCAGCCGCGCAGCCGTGGGATCGGAAATCGCACCTGGCGCGGTCAGGATGCCGGACGGCTGCGCCATATTTTTGAAAAAGGCGGCGGACGCCTTTTGCATGGCGTGTCCCTGGATGCCTGGCAGCGAACAGGCGAAAATCGGCGATGTGCCGATCAGCGGGTGAAACAGGCCCGGCATCCGGTCATGGATGATTTCCGATGACGGGACGATCACCGTGGCGTCATACACTTCGGACAGCGGGTCCAGGCCCAGGCTGTAATAGATGCTGCCATCGGGCGTGACCAGGGGACGCACGCGCGTCGGGTCCAGGGGATACAGGCGCACGACGACGCCGCGATTATCGCGCTGTTTCAGGATGTAGGTATTGCCGGCCAGCAGCTTTGAAATCATCCACTGCTGCAGGAACTGTGACTGGGACTGGTAGCCGTTCGGCTTGCGGACCACGGGCGCGAAGGCGGAATTACGTTCGACTTCCTTCCAGATTTTATCGGGCGTCTTTTCCATCAGGCGGATCGGCATTTTGCCGATGTCCTGTGCGATGCGCGTCACGCACGCGAACACGGGCGTGAACGCCAGCAGCGTTTCGCGCCGCAGCGTGATGTTCTGCTGCCAGGCGCCAGCGAACCCTTCGCGAATGATTGGCCACCAGCCACCGCTCGATTCGGACCAGTGCGCGATGTCGTCGGCGGATTTGCGGCGGCTGAAGCTGATGCTAAACGGCCCGATGCGCACGGGCCTATTCTCCCGTCGCCGCGACGGCCCCGATGCGGCGCGCGCGCGTGGGCAGGCTGGTCGCCACTTTGCCCCGCATGGAAATGCCGCGCGGCGCCAGCGGCGGTTCGCGCGTCGCGGATGCCGTGGCCGGCGCCAGGGCGCCGACACCGATCGCAGCCATCATCTGCGCTTCGTTCGGCGGGCAATCGAAAATATCCCCGCGCTGGTAGATGGTGCGGCCCAGCGTCAGGCGGTTCTGCAGAATCTTTATCAGCATATTGCCCCCTACTCTTGAAGCTGGGACCGCGCCCGGTGTTTAGCCGAACGCGGTCCCGTCCCTGACTAACGCGAAACCTTAATGGGTCCCGTCGTAGTCGATGTCGTCGATGATCGAAACGGCGGCGGACCGACGCTTCTGCCAGTTGATGAACCGTTCGGCGCGCAGCGCGACGGAATTCGTCTGGAACATCGACACCAACTGCGCAGCGGTCGGCGTGCCCGAATTGCTGCTAGGTGTTGCCGTCATTTCCAGCGATGCCTCGCGACTTGCGTCGATGGTCACCGCGCCGTCATCCGCCAGCCAGATGTCCGAAGCGTTGACCAGGATCATCATCGCACCGCCCGATTCGTCCGGGACGTACTGCGACACGATGACCGGAATGCCCATCAGCGTTCCGCCGTTCATCGTCAGCCCTGGGAACTCAGGCTGCCCGAACGCGTTGAACAGCAGCGAAAGCTGCAGCGCGGTCGTCGCCTGCATGATCCACACCGCGCTGGTCGGCGCGATGTTGGCGGCGATGAAATCGCCCATCGCCGTCGCGATGTCGGCCCGAACGTCCGCGGCGGCACCGCCGGCGGAATGATGCGGGACGATGCCGTGGGTGATGGACGCCGGCGACACGTTCGCGACAGCGGCCAGCGTCGGATCGACGAAGTCCGTGTCCAGACGTTCGATCAGCGCCGCGGCGACCGCGTCGCGCACCAGCGCTTCGGCGGACGGATTGCTGAAGCGCAGCAGTTCTTCCGTCAGCACGGCGATGGTCGCCACCTTGTACCAGCCCAGATAGGTATCGTTGAAGTCCACTTTGGTCAGCGGCTTCGCCTTACCCTGGCCGACCCAGTAGCCGGTTCCACCCGACGTCTGTCCACGGATGTGAACATTGAACGGGATGTGACGCAGCGACGGGATACCGCCCTGGCCGAATTTGCCCAGGATCGTCATCGGGCGTAGGAACTCGATGAAATCGCCGGCGAACTGGTTATAAGCCACCAGCGGCGACGCCCAGGTCGCATCGGTCGTGGTGCCAGCCGCCACCGACTTCTGCATATCGGCGACCAGGCTGCCCTTTAAGCCAGCCTTGATGACCTGCGCGATTTGCGGCGTGTCGGGATAGTGCAGCCGCGCCAGCGTCAGCGCCTGATTCATATCGCCGATCGCCGCGCCCATGCACTTGACGTACCGGGCGAACATGATGCCCGGTTCCAGCTTCTTCGTGATGTGCGTGGTGCGCACACCCGATCCATCGCCGTTCGCCTGGCGGCGGACAGTGGTCGGCTCCGGCTCTGTGCCAGTCTCGCCTTCCCCGCCACCTTCGTCGTCATCGGGACCGCCGACGCGCCGGGCCTGGACGACCTGCAGCTTTTCGAGCCGACGCAGGTCCTTCAGTTCCTTGTCGATGGACTCGATGTCCGCCGACAGCGTGTCGAATTCTTCCTGTTCGGACGCGTCCTTATTGCGCGAATCCTTCAGGGCCTTTTCCTGGACAGCGTTCAATGCGGCGACCTTCTCCGCACGCGTGGCCACGAATAATTTGATCTGTTCCGACAGTTTCACTTTCGTATCCTTTCAACTTCAAACATTGACCGCGACGGCGGGAATGTGGACCTGCGCCGCACCGTTGCCGAACGTGGCTGGTGGACGCACGGTCAGGAAACCACAACGTAAAAACGCTTCGACCGCCGGCGCGTGGCCGACGGCGAACCTAAAGTCTGATCGTCACCGAACCGGATCAGCCCGCGATAGCGCACACCGCTGGTGCCGCCTTCCAGGTAGAACAGGACGGCGCGTTCCAGGCCGCCACTTTCGGCGGCGTATGCCTGCGCATCGGTGACGGACAGTTCCGGCGGCGACTCGCCATTGCCGGCGGCGTCGATTTCGACGCTGACATCCATCAGCGACGCGCCGTCGCCCAGGTAGGCGGACAGGTCCACGACGTAGTCGATCACGTCGGCGCTGTACTTGCCGGCCAGTTCCAGGATCGGTTCGGGCGTGCTGTTATCCATCAGCGATTAACCCCGCAATGTTCCAGGCAATTTCGCACAGCAGGACCAGCGCGCCGATCGACATAAGCCAGCCGATCCCCTGGACCCAGGCGGGATATTCGGGCGGCGGCAGCGGTCGGCGTTCGGGAAGGATCGCACCATTGCGGTTCATTCCTCGATTTCCCGCCGCACGGCGAAGTATTGCGAAATCGCATCGGGCGGCGCCTTCGGTTCGATCGGCGTGCGCTTCATGCCCAGCCGTATGATCCGGCGCGGCTTGGGCGCGATCACCCGATCGCAGCTTTTGATGACCGTAATGCTGGCATCGGCATTCGCCGGGATCGTCACCGCGGACAATTCCAGCCAGGCCCATTTCAGGAACCGATAGCCGCCGGTATCCTCCATGTAGCTGTACTCAATGGGCGCAAAGCCGATCGACAGGCCGCGCACCAGCTTGTATTTCAGCGACTGCCAGGCTTCATCCAGGCGGTCCTTTAGCCGACCCGGTTCGTCGATCTTGACCATCTGAATGCGCGCAGCGATCCCGTCGTCCGACGTTTTGGCCACGGTCACGTGCCCGACCGGCTGTTCCGAATCGTGCTGCCACAGGAACGGCAGCGGCAAATCGAACACCGCGCCTTTCGGCTCTACGATGTCGCCCATGCGATCCGCCGTCGGCGTGGTCGCGATGCCTTCCAGGGCGCGATCGGCTTCGTCCAGGGATTTAACTTCGAACTGCGACCAGGCGCGTTGACGCAGTGGCGTGCCGTCCGACTTTTTCAAAAAACGCATGGTGATCCCCCTTCAGATATTTTCGCGGATGCGAAGGATGGCCAGCGCGCCGATTTGATTGGCGACGCTGTCCAGCTTCACGTTCGTGGAGTCCAGGCGCGTGTTCGTTTCCTTGCGCACGGTTTCCACCCGTTCGCCCAGTTCGCTGCGGAAGCTGTGCAATTCGGTGCGCTGTTCCTCGCGTTTGCTGGCGGTTTCCGTTTTCATTTCGGTGAACATGGCCTTCGTTTCGACGCGGAAGTCGTGCAGTTCCTTGCGGATGTGTTCGCGCTGGCGTTCGGCGTCGGATGCGAAGGCGGCTTCCATGGTGGCGATACGCGTTTCGGTGGACTTTACGCGCGCCTCCTGGTTTTTATAGACGATCAGCAGCAGCGCCCCGCAGGCCGCGGCCAACAGGCCCAGGATCTGACTCACGTCCATTACCACGGCATCAGCGCGATCGACAGCACGGCCAGGCCCAGCGCCTGCAGGTCCAGCTTCGAATCGTGATTGCCATAGCCGAAGGCGCGCACCGCGAACAGGACCGCGGCCACGATGAACATCGACAAATGCAGCATTGCCTTCATCGGTCATGTTCCTCCTACGAACATCATCTGATATTTTTTCGACGACGATGGATTGCGGGACATCAGTTCGACCGCGTTGAACGTTGCCATCAGCGGGTCGATTTTCCCGGACCCGGACGCCTGTTTCGTGATGATGATGGCGTTCCCGCGCGGCTCCACGCGCGCGTTCTCCGCGCACCAGCGTGTCAGCGGCTGACAGGCGGTTTCCATCGACCCTTCGGCCAGCTTGCGTTCGCAGGTGCGGATCGCCGCGGTCAGGCGCCAGCCCTGCGGAATGCCGACAATCTGGCAATCCTTGTCCTCCGGTCCGCGCAGGCCGCGCCCGATCAGTTCGTCGATGATCCCGCCGATCGCCGCCTGGTCGATGCCGACTTTCCACAGCTTGCCGGACACCATGACCTGTTCGACCACGTCCCCGACCTGTTCGACGTCATCGCCGATCATTTTGACGATCACCAGGTCGCCGTCGGCTTCGAAATCCCGGTATATCGCGATGGCATCCTTGTTGCGTTCCAGGGCGATTTCGTGGAACCAGGCTTTCGACCAGGTCAGCCACTTGCTATCGCCCGTGCGCCCACACACCGTCAAAGCCAGCATATCGTCCAAGCCACCGCCGTCGATCCCGACGACCAACACGTCGGCTTGTTCGATCAACGTGGCCAGGTCATGCGTGCCGGCGCTCTTGCGCCAGTATTTCGCGCCGACCCAGTGATCGCTGTGCAGCGCCAGGCCGATTTCGATGTTTAGGTGCTGCGATGCCCAGCGCCTGACTTCTTCCTCACCCGATGAAACGGCGCTCGCGAAATCTTCTTCCAGGCGCGTGACCGTGATCGACCGCCCGCGGTTCGGATTGACCATGCCCCAGTTTTTCGGTTCGCGCCAGGCGCCCGATTTGACCATTGCCGGCGGAAATTCATACAGCAGCGGCAGCAGTTTCAAACGAGCCGCACCGTCGCGGACCTTGCGCGCCTTTAGAAGCTCTTGCCTAAAGACGCCGACCGGGACCCTTTCGGACTGTGTTGTGATGGTAATCATGAACGCTTCTGGCGAACTGATTAGACCGCCGCGCAATTGTCCCAGGACCCGGTCGGCATTCGCGTGTTCGGCAATGACGTGCAGTTCATCCAACAGCACGCCCGCCGGCTTCGTTCCAGTCAGGACCGACGGATCGAATGACTTGATTTTCAAGCTGGACCCGTTCGGTCGAAACGTAATCGTCTTTTTATAATCCTTGATGTGACACATCTTGCGCAGCGCATCGTCGCATTCGACCATGCCCAGCGCCTGGCTGAACGCCACTTCCGCGACCTGCTGCGTCGGCGCCACCAGGATGAATTCCGCGTTCGGGCGATCGCTGACGATCATCGCCGTGACCATGATGCCGGCGCTGTTCGTGGTCTTGGAATTTTTCTTCGGCACCAGGCAGAAAAATTCATTCACCGATCGGTGCGTGCCGTCCCAGCTCCCGAACACCGCGGCCACCAGGTCCTTGAACCAGTCGCCGCCGGCTTCCCCGAACGTCGGCTGACCGCTGACATCAGGCAGCCTTAGCAGGTCGAAAATGGACCGCGCACGCTGCGCGCGCGCCAGGTCCAGCCGCAGGCCCTTGGGCATCAGTGAGTCGCCGTTGCGGATGCGCTGTTCCCAGTCCACGCACGACAGGTCCGGCGTCGCGATGAAGCTGGCCGGCGCCTTCGCCTTCCTGGCCGCCTTCATGCCGTCACGTCCCGCGTCGCCGGCCCGATCGGCTTGACCAGGGCGGCCCATTTCCCGGTCCTGGCTTCGTGCAGTCCGTCAGCCTGGGCCTGGGCCTTTTTGCCGGGCGCATCGACCTTCGCCGGCTTCGTCGTGACGTCACGCGTGACGGTCTGACGCAGGCCCGCACCGCGATGTTCCACGTGGCGCAACAGTGCCAGCGCCATCTGATCCCGCCGCGGCGCCGGCGCCCGACCGCTGTTCATGACGCCCAGCATGTACGCGACGACCTGCGCTTCGGTGGATAGCTTGGACTTGCCGGCCATAACCTAGGCCGCCCAGCCCGCCAGGACGGAAAAAAAGACGCGAAAAGG